CGACTTTGGCCTCGCCCGCCTCAATCACGGCCATGTCGAACGCGGCGTCCGTGCTGTAGCCCTGCTCCTCTAGCTCTTTCGCCCGCTTGGTCACGTCCTCCACTGACAGGCCAAGCGCGTCAAGTCGCATCTTGGAATTGTTCGCAAAAGTCAGAATGACTTGTTGCATATCCCAGCCCAGTTTACCGACGACTGTCGCCAGTCTAACTGTCTGGTCTTCCGTCTTGCCCAGGCCGAGCGACATGATGTCCGTGGCCGACGACATGAGTTCGGCCGAGGTCATCATGCCGTTGGTAGCCTCTTGCAGCCGGGCCATGAGCGCGTCGCCGCTAGAGCCGATGCTATCCGCCAGTCGCTCAAAGCGGTTTTGCATGGCGTCAATCTGCGCCCCGCGCTCGAATGTCTGCCACGCCTTGCCCATCAGGGCCACGGCCGTCTGGACGCCCGCCATTGCCACGCCGACGCCGACAAGTGCCTTCGTCGCCATGCCGCCAAACTGGGTTAGCGCCGACTGGGCCTGCTTTACGCCCTTGTCAACGCCAGCGGCATCTATCTCTATGCGCCCGCGTGCGGTTCCGAGGTCTACGGTCATAGTCTAGCCAGTGCGCTCCAATCGCCCGCCCCTGCGGGCTTACCCTTGCCGCCGCTGTCGTCTAGCGATTCAATCAGCACGGCCGCGTCGAATTGATACGCCGCCCATTCGTCGTCGATACCGACAATGGCGCTAGGCCGCTGGCTGTAGGTTCTCGCCATCAGGTGCAGCAACATCACTTCCGTTCGGTTCGACAGGAAAGGATTGAACCGCCGCGACCGGCCGGTTCACCTCCATAAAAATCTCTTGCTGGTCGAGGAAGTCGATACTGTCCAGGGCGATGCTGTCGCCCGCGCCGTCAACCGTCACTTGCGGGTCAACGGCCACGGCCATAACAACCGCGCCCACCGCCTTGACGTAGGCGGCCGTATCTTCTTCGCTGTACTCACCGCCCTTGCGGGGTTTCATGCGCGTCGCCCGCTGCATCAACGTCACCGGAATAGTGCCGCTGGCGATGAGGCTTTCCAGCCGCACGCGCTTGACGAGCATCGTGCGACCGTCTGCGAGTGTGATTTCACGCGGGGCCGTGGCTGCCCGCCATGTCGCCAGTCTATCCGTCACATTTTCCTCCTATGTGACAGGGGCCGGTTGCCCGGCCCCTTCTTCGTTGCGTCCGCTTAGCTGGTCGGCAGGGCGGTCGTGGCCTCGTGCTGGATAATCTTGACAACGCCATTAGAGCCGTCGTCAAGACACTGCACATCCACGGAATTGACAAACCAGTTTTCATCAGAGAGGTCGATGCCGCCCCAGCCCGTCACCTTGCACTTGGGGAGCAGGACGTGGACATCGCCGCCGGCCTCGTCGCGGGCCAAGCCGTAAATCTTGAAGTAGGGCATGACATCGCCCGCGTTCAATTGCAGCGTCGTCAACTCATTCGGCGTCGTGCCGGACTGGCTGAGCGTCTTGCCGAACATGATCGCCACGGCCGCGCTACTGTAGCCACCGGCCGAAAGCGCCGCCGTGCCGCCCGACAGGCTGCCCATACTGACTTTAATCACGTCATCGCCGCGCAATTCCGCCGAGCTAAAGGTCGGAGAAAACGTCAACGTCTGCGCCGCGTCAAGGTCTTCTTGCACCGTCCCGCCGATGTTCGTCACCTTCAGGTCGCGCAAGCCGTACAGAAACTTACCGTATGTCTCGTTTGCCATGCTTCACCTAACGTCCTTGCTTGGCCTGGTTAGCCCAGGCCCGCACTTCTTCACGACTCGCGCCCGACGATGCCGCCAGCCGCTCAATTCCTTCGTCGTCCAGCGCCGCCAACTGCCGCGCCTCAGTCACACCCAGCGCGGCCAACTCAGGCGCCCGCTTGCCGCCGACGATGTTGGACACCGTTACCTCTGGCGCAGTCGGCGCGGGGGCGTCGGCTTCGGGGATAATGATGTTTTTCGGCTCTACGCCCATCGCCTCAGCCAGCGCCTTGCGGCCCGCCACTGACAGGCCGGGGGCCAGAGAGAAGCGGCCCCGCGGCTCGGTCAGCAGCCCGGCGGCCGTCTCAATGTCCACCTCGGTCATAAAGCCGTTGGCCGCGCTCCATTCGTATTCCCCAATGGTGTGAACCACCGGGCCGGGCAACCGCCGAACGCCAACCATCTGTTTCTTGTCGGTCATTAGCTCACCCCCAGCCGCAGCGCGGCGAATGTCGTATTGGTCGTCGCGTCCCAGTCGATATGAATCGTCCCGTCCGACTGCATGTAGCGGTCGCTAAACGGGCCGATGAAGGGGTCGGTGTTCTCTGCCACGGTGACGGTGCGCGACGTGATGACCCGGCCCTCAAACGTCTCACCCACTTTCACCGTCAGCACCCGCGCCCCGGTCGTCTGCTTGACATGGAGAAACATGTCTTTCGACCAGGGAATTGCGTGCCCGTCGGCGTGGGCGTTGGCGTAGGTCGGGGCCAGCCCGCCCGGTACAACCAGCTCCACTGTCTTAGATTGTCTTGCCATTGCATCTATCCTCGATACCGCGCCACCTGGTAGCGGCTGCGGTGCATGTAAGCCAATATCGCGTCGTCGTACTGGTCGCTCACGTCATCGATGTGGCGCACCTCATACGAACCGTCACCGATGTAACGCCGGTGCAGTACCACTCGCGCCCGTTCGGCCGCTTCGTCAATCGTCGCGTAGCCGGCGTGGTCGTAGAAGAACACCACCACGAAGGCGCGGTCATAAATCCCTTGCGGCCCGTCGGTCGCCGTCGTCTCGTTGCGAACCAGCGCCGACGGCCGCACCCGCCCGTATTCGTCGAACGGGTGGGGCGCGTCCATCCCCGGCGTTAGCTGGGCGTTGGTGTAGATACCACCCGCCAGCAGCGCCGTGAGCGGGCCGTCGGCTTTCAGGGCGTTGGCTATGGCCGTCTTGGGGTTTGTCGTCATTTACCCGGCCCTGTCCATTAACCCGGCCATGCCGCGCATAAGCACCCAGCCTTCCCTCATGACCGTTGGGCCGATGATGGCATAACGGCCGCCATTGGAGAGTTCCAGGTATTTGCCATAGGGGACGCCGTGCGAAAACACAAGCGCCACTTTTTGGTCGTCCTGCTCCACCTCCGCCAATAACTGCCGCCGTGCCGCGCCGGTGCGGTCTTGCCACGGCGCTTCCTGTTTCATCTGGCTACGGATTCTGTCGGCCTGGCGTTCCAGATACGGCACAAGCGCATGGGTCTTTACCCGTTCGCCCGTCTTGGCGATGGCACGGCCGAGGTCGTCCGGGTCGCGCTTCCAGTCAATCCGAACGCGCATCCCGCTCATTGCAGCGACCTCACTTGAGCCACCGTAGCAACGTGGCGCTGCGGCATGACGGCCACCACTTCGTATTGGACACCATCATGGGTAAACCTATCGCGGGCGCGGATGTTCATCCACGGCGCACCGACAACGCGAATTGACGTTTGCGCCGATTCCGTGCCCGCGCCCGACGACGTGCCCGCGCCGCTGCCGTAGAGCCGGGCGTTCTGCGCCGCGATGACCTGCGTGCCGCGAATGAGGGCAATTGAGACGGTCAGGCCACTGCCCGCGCCGGTGATGTCCAGCGCGTCGGCCCGCATCTGGTCGCGCTCAACTGTACTCAGTATCACCGTTCGCCTCGCTGTAAGCATCGACGCGCCGGAGTGACCCGACGACGACCGACGCCGTGGCGCCGCTCGAACCGTAGCGCCGCCGCCAGTCGGCGGCCTGCTCCCGGTACTGGCGGGCGATGTCGCTGCGACTGATGGACAGGTCGCCGCTGGTGAAGTTCGGGTGACGCGACCAGGCCGACGCCAGCGCCTCGAACCCGGCCGCCACCGCCCGACGCCAATCCCCCTCTAGCGCGATCAATTCCTCAATTTCGCTATCGGTAAAATTGGCGTCACCCGGCAGCGGCCCGGCAGCAACCGTTGTATCCCGCAGCCAGAAGCGCACGCGGGATACATCATCGGTCATTGCGTAGGCGTAGGTTACGGTCATCGGCTGCCCTTTCTTGGCGTCGTCTTGGGCGCGGGTTGCACCTTCGCAGCCGGCGCGGGGGATTCCGTTACGTTCGTTTCCACTACCCCCGCGCCCGCCTCGGCGGCCGTTGCGAACCACTCGCCGCTATCCAGCATGGCCCGGCGTTGGGCCTGCCCATAGGCGTAGCCCTCCTGTCCGTCCTTGCCGTAAAGCCTGATAGGTTCACTCATACGTCACTCCGTTCGCTACGGGGCGGGGGTTAGCCCGCCCCCGTAGCCTATGAGGAGGTCAAACCGTACTAGGCGGCCGTGCCGTCGGCCCAGTTGGCATTGTTGACGTAGCGCGGCGTGCCGTTCGTCCGGTCGCCAACACCCACGCCGAAGCGCGTCTGAATCATGAGGTTCTGCACCGGCGTGATGCCGGGCATGAGGCTGTCGCGCACAATCAGCGCACGCGGGGCGCGTTCACCTTCCGGCAACCGCACGCGCAACGGGTTACGCATGTTGTTCGGGCCGTAGCTCTTAAAGCCGAAGCCGTAGTACTGCGGGATACCCGGCACAACCCACACACGAAAGCCGCTGATAGCGCCGATGGGCCGCTTGCCGTCGATGGCCGCGCCGGTGAAGGTGGTGACGGCCGTCAAGGCCGACTGATTGATAAGCTGCTCATTGACTGACACGAAACCAGTCAGGCCGCTTACCGTCGATTCGTCCGACGGGCCGATGAGGAACTCATACGGAGCCTCATGGCCGTGTTCGCGCAGTTCGGCGGCGGCGTCGGTAAAGACGGCTGCGGTGAACGCGCCGCCGGCGATGGCGACGTAGTGCTCATGGTCGGAAGTGAATGTGGCGCCGCCGTAAGAGGGCGGGGTAAAGTCAACGCCGGTCGAGGCCGCGGCCGTCGCAAAGCCGGGCGAAAGTCCGGTGGCGCTGAGGCCGTTGACGCTGCCCGATTCATCGCCGCGCTTCAAGAGGCGCTGCAAGAGGGCCATGCGCCAGCGGTTGCGAACGGCGTCAAGGCCCATGAGCAAGTCGGCTTCGATGTCGGTCAAACGGGCGTCTTCCAGATAGTCGGCCGTCCAGCCCAGCATGTGATCCCACTTACGGAAGGGGAGCATGTGCCCGGCCAGCGCGGCGCGTTCCGGGTCAGGGCGGCCATACTCGGTATGGGCCACCATCGTACCGGTGTTGCCGATGGCGTAGCGCGTTTCGATCTGGTCGGTGTAGCTGACCAGCATCGACCAAAACGGGTCACTCGCCATGCCGGAATTGAAGCCGCCCAGCATCGTCTCGGCCATGCCGACAATCTGGGCATAGGTCGCGCCGTCGCGCAGCCGGTATTTCTCCAGCAGCGTAGCGTCGATACCCGTCAGGATTACATTGTCTTTCGTGTCACGGTTGCCCCATGCCATTGTTGTCACTTACTCCTTAAGCCAGGGCCACCGGCTGCGGGTGGACAAAGAGCTTTGTGGCCGTCTCGGCGTAGCCGATGATAAAGCTCTTCGTGCCGGCGGTCTCTGAGTACTCGCCCGCCGTGTCGCTGATATAAATGGCCGTGCCGGGCGTGGCGTCTACCAACACCTCGCACGGGCCAAACAGAAGCACGTCCACCGGTTCGGTATCCGCGCCGGAATTGAGAGCAATTCCGGCAAACAGGACGACCGCCGACGCGGCCGCCGGGTCCCACTTCCCATCCGATTTCAGGGTGACGATTTCGCCCGCCTCAGTCGTTGCCCCTAACGTGCCCTTGCGGATAATCGTCCGCGGGTCGCTGGGTACGACAAGGGCGCGAACGTCGGTCAGAGTAGACTTACGTCCAAAAGCCATTGTCTTTACCTCTTAATCACTTTCGCCAGTTGAGCGCGGTCGATGTGCCGAGCGTCAAGCCCCCACCGCGCCGCGTACTCGTTCACTTCGTCTTCTGTTACCACTGCCGGTGTCCCATTGCCCCCCGCGCGGCCGTCGAGCGGCGGCGGGGTGGGGCGACTGAATACGGCCGCATTGGCGTCTAGCCACGCGGCCAGCTTCAGCGCGTCGTCATACTCCGGCACTAGCGACCGCATGTGCTCAGGGATGGCCGCGATGCGCCGCTCGTTGGCCGCCTGGGCCTGAGCGGTGATAGCGTCTAGCCGTTCCTGGAGCGCGTCGGCCGCGTCGGCTTTCGCCTTAGCAGACTGGTACAATTCCTTGTACTTGCCTTGCTCGGCCATTGCGGCCGTCTCGGCGTCGGTCTTGGCTTTCTCCGTCTGGCGCAATTTCGTGCGATAGCTGGCGGCCTCCTTGCGGGCGGCTTCCAACTCGGCGCGTAGTTGCTCAGGGGAGAGGGCTTGCGCGTGTTCGCTATTCGTCTGTTCGGGTTCCATCTGCTGTCCGTCTGCCGCCTGGGCTTCGGGTGTGGCCGCCGGGGCCGGGGTTGTGTCACTCATTGTGTGCTCCTGGCACTGTCCTAGAAACGCGAAGGGGCGACACTTTCAGGTCGCCCCGCGTCAAGCCGAGCTATCCTATCTAGTGCCGCCCCGTAATTAACCGAGCGTTATGCAGTTGTGCGCGGGCGATATTGCCCACTTGGTTATAGTTTAATCTTTATGTTGTAGAAATGCAATAGGCGCACAAAAGAGGAGCGCCGCGTTGGAGCCAGGGTCACGCGGCGCTAATACAGAGGGATGGGGAGGAGTTGAAACCAGTCTGTCTAATTCGTGCCGTCAACAGTCTAGCATGGCGCGGCGGCCGTGTCAACGGGTTAGCGCTGCCGCGTCGGGACTGTCTGCGGCCGTCCTAGCAGGCGGTCTATCATTCTCAGTTTGGCAATGATGGTATCTCGCTCCAATTCCAGATAGCGCCGTAACTCGTCTGTTAACCCCGTAGCCGGAATGACTACCACGGCCACCGGCGCGGGCATGGTGTCGGCTTCGGGGGGGGTGTTCGGAGAGTTAGTCATGCAACCGTTAATTTAATGATACTATGAGCCTATGCGCGGCCCCTGCCCTAGCCCTCGACCGCCTCTACACCGTCGGCCGTCTGCCGCCCGTACTCCTCAGTACAACGACAGTTTTTGGTACAAATGCGTTGGCCCGGCAGCTTATAGGTCGGGTCGCCCACTCGGAACCACTTACCGTCAAGTGACACGCACTCCGAACAGCTGTCGCGGGCATGGCGTACCGAGCGCACCATGTCAACGCCCGCCGCCAAGTTAGCCTGTTTGGAGCGGTAGAACGTCTCCCGCCCCGCCTGAGTGTAGAGTTTGGCCCGCACGCCTAACGTCCCGTCTAGCCGCTGCTTGCCACTGGCAATGTCGTTAGCGAAGCCGCGCAAGTAGCCGTACTGCTCCCTGATGATTTGCCCGGCGCGGCCAAAATCGACAGGCGTTAAGTTTGCCCACCCACCCCGCTCTAGGGCGATAGCGTTTAGATGGGTATTTTTCACGACGCGCCGCATACCCACTTCCCAATCGGCCAATGACACCTGCCGCCCGCGCAACGCCTCGGCCAGCGCCTTCGCGGGGTCGGCGGTATCGAGATACCTGTCCAACTCCCGGCGCACCGTAGACGACGCGACGAACCGCCCGCGCTCGTCACGGTATCGGCCAGAGACACCAGCGGTTGGTTCCCAGCGGTAGGGCATTAGTCAACGTCCTCTGGCGGCGGCGTCTTGGCCGTATCCAGTAGCGCCGCGCCCCTGCTGCCCATCCGGGCGCGGCCGTCGGCTTTGGCCGCCTCAATATCCTCTGGCGTGACAAGTGCCAGCATATCTAGCTCTTCGTCGGGCGTGTCGAGCGGCGGGCCCAATGGGATAACCTTAGCGGGCTTTTTCATTGCCCTACCCCCGTAACCGCGTCCGTTTGCAATAGCGCGGCCTGTTCTTCTTGCGAGTAGCCTAGCGCCGCAAGGGTCACAATCCCCTCAACGCCCAGCCCGGCCGCGCTTAGCGCCTGGACGATTGCCGCCCGCCGCTCCTCCACGGCCATCATATCAACGCGGCCGAATTCGGCCCATCGGGTTTCTATGTTTTCCCCCCGCGCAAGGTCGCGGCCGTTGCCGTACTCCTGATTCAGCTTGAGGGCGACGTACATAGCATCTTCCCACGCATTGCCTAGCGCCACGGCCAGGCTGGAGACCTTCGCCACTAGCTGCCCATCGTCGGCGGCCTGAGTAGCCGCGCTTGCTATCTGCCCTGTCACTTGGAAGTACTGTAGGGGGATATGCGACAGTTGCGCCATGCGGATAATAAAATCGTTACCGACCTCTCGCAGTTGGGCCAGGTCGCCGGGCGGGATGCTGCCCCAATGCGCGTCAGCGGCCGATACGCTCAACACGTCGCCCGCGTGGACTTCGGGCGCGTCGGCGGGCCATGACGCGCCGGTTAGCGTCAGCAGCGCCGCGCCGGTTTTGTCGGCGGCCTCTAGTAAGTCTAGCACGCTCTTATTCAGCGCCATTTGCAACGGCACAAGCGGCTCAATCTCCGATTCCCCCCAATTGCCGCCGTCGTCACGCCAGCGAAAGTGTACAACCGGGATACGGCCGATGGGGTTAGGAATGGGCCACGAGTAGCCCGCCTCCTCGAATGGTTCCCAGCCGTGGCCGCGCTCTATGTAGCGTTCTAGCCTGTCAGGCAAATACAAGTTTAGGCGGCGCGTCGTCTCTAGCTGGCCGCGTTCATCGAAGCGGCTTTCAGACCATACCTTTGAGGCCATTGTCATCTCGCGGCGCAAGTTGGAAAGGTAGTGAACCTTCATCCCCTCTACGCCATCATAGGCCGGTTCATGCGACAGGCGCGGCCGTCCGCTATCGGCGTCCCATTCGACAAGGACGTAAGTATCGCCGTCTCTGGCCGTGGCCCGGTGGACTTGCGCCTGTAGCGCATCCATGCGGTTAGATGTCCACCACTCATCAAGTAGACCATCATCGCCGCCGATACCCTCCGGCCCATCGAAGCCGATCACGGTTAGCCGCTCTACGCAAAGCTCGACCGGCATACGCAGATAGTTCATCGACCACGGGAAACCGGCGTTAAGGCCAAGATACTCCCGTTGGCGGTCGGTCAACGGCACCTTGTGATCGCCGTCGTACCACTGGCGTAGGGCGACGTAATGGCGCTGCTGTTCCTCGTAATCGGCCGCCTGCCACCGGGCCAGGGCCAGCGAGGCGGGATTGACGGCCGCGTTAGCGCCGCGGCCGTTGGGCCGTTGAAAAACTGCGTTGAACATAGCTAGATACTCCTGCTGTGGGGATACCGCCGCCGCCGTCTAGATACATGACAAGATAGCGCATGGCGTCCATACCGTGGTCATCGGTTTTAACCGGCACTTCATCGGCGGCGCGGCCGGCTTTCGTTTCCGGCCAGACGTAGCCGGGAAACTCCTTTTCCGTCGATACTGGCCGGCGCAATTCTGCCAGGCGCGTATCCTGGCCTATTGTTGCATCGCGCACAATGTAGAGCCGGGGCTTGCCGTCGCCGGCCACCTTCAGCCGTTCGGCTACGGCGTCTAGCCCCGTTTTAATCCGCTTGTCAGCCGGCAGTGTCTTAATGCCATGTTCCTCCAGCGTGGCGCGGTCTTCGGCGTCATGGTCGGCTATTGTGGCCGTGATTGTGTGGCCGCCAGTCATGGCGGTGATTTGCGGCGCTAGTTGGTTCACTGTCTGCTGTGACTGGTAAATCTCGCGTAGCAGGTAAATGCGGCCGTCGCTATCTTCGCCCCACAGTTGGCATACGAACGGGTTAGAATAGCCGAAGTCGATCACCCGGTAGTGGCGCACCAGTGGCGGCACGGCCGCCGCGTCAATCAGGTGAATAGCCGGGTCGAATTCGTAGACCTGGCCGGCGCGGCCCACCCATAGCCCTAAACGGCCGCGTTTGTAGCGCACGCCGGTCATAGCGTCGAGCGCGGCCATTCTGTCGGGCGCGATTAACTCCCCGGTCGTTTGGTCAAATATCGTGGGGTTTTCCTCATGGCGCGATTCGATGAACACCACCCGCCGCCGCGTCTTAATCCAGTGGTCGGGCACGTCGGGATTACAATCGCCCATGACCTGCGCGTAAGGCGCATGGCCCGCGCGGCCACTAGCGGCGCGGGTCAAGGCTTGCCACTCGTCTTCCGTCAACTCCTCGGCCTGATTGACGTAGATGAAATCATACTCAGAGGATAGCGTTTTGCCGGGGTTGTCCAGGCCGCCCGTTACCAGCCGCGCCCCATTAGGGTAGTCGTACCAGTCCGGGCGCGTGCCGCCCATGCGATCAACAGGGCAGCCGGGCGTGTCAGGCGGCGCGGGTAACACCTTGCGCTCGTAAGTGACAACGGCCGTCTGAATCAGGGATTGATACGTCTTGCGAACCATCAGCGCCCGCGCCCCGGCGTGCTTGCATAACAGCAGGTGCAGCCGATTTAGCGCCGTTATCGTCTTGCCCGTATCGTATGGCCCGCCGATGATGACTTCCGGCTCCCGGCAGTACATGAACCGGGCCGCGCCGCCGTAAGGGGTGAAGCCTGCTCGTGCTCGTTGGATAACGGCCGCGACGGTCATACCTTATCCACGTCCACATTGACGATAGCGATGGTGAGCGGCCCGCCGTCCGGGCCGCCTAGCTCGACAGTATCCTTTACCTTACCAAACGCCCGGTTCATTGCCTCCATTTGTAGCTTAGGGTTGTTCGACGTTATCCACTTCCGCATAAGCGCCTCGGCCATAGATACCTTCTTGCCGTTGATCACAATAACGTTGCCATATTTATCTATAGCGTCCTCATGGAGCAGGCTCAACAACAACTCCTTAAGGTCGTCGGCCGTCTTTGGCCGCCCCTTTGTATTGCGGCGGGGGTCGTGCCCTTTCTGGAAGGGCTTGAGGTTTTCCGTTCGTCCGGCCACAGTAATCCCACAGTATCCCGCTAGTCGGCCGCTATAGCTTCATTGAGCGGCTTATCCTCTACGGTGTAGATAAGCGGTAGGCTAACCACTGTCACCGCCGCCTTATAAAGAATCTGCCCCGAAGCAATCCGAGTGATGGCCTGTCCGAATGGCATACTCTCCGCGCCGAACAGCGGCGGGAGCAACACGAACGCCAGCGCCGTAAAGACGATGGAATCAACCGGCAGGCTAACGAAGTTGGAAGCGACAACCCGCGACCACTGGGGCGCACGCGGGAAGCGCGTTTTCCAGAAGTGATACACCTCCGTATCGGTCAGCTCGCTACAGAGTTCGGCCACGATGGAGCCGATAGTGATAGCGGGAACGATGGCAAAGATTGCCGACCACGCATCGCCCAGCGCAAAGAAGTCCGGCGACGGTAGGCGCGAGATGATGAACAGGTAGACGGCCAGAAGGACGTTAAGGACGGCCGCGGCGAAGACGGCCGTCCTTGCCCACTCGCGGCCGAGCCTCTTGTGGATCATGTCGCGCAGGGTGAAGGTCAGGGCGAAGATGAACGTCCCGCCCGGCATGACAACGCCGCCTATCTCTACCAGCTTAGTAGCTCCTACGTCGGCTATGGCCTGGGCCATAACGTAGGTTCCGATGAGAAGTACAATCACCCGAATGGTTTGTTTTGGCATGGTTACTCCGACATGTATCCTGTGGGGTCTACTACCCCCGCCAACTTAAATGCCTCGCGCCGCTCGACGCAAGTCCCGCACACGCCACAATGAGCGTCGCCGCCTTTGTAGCAGCTCCATGTATCCGCGTAAGGGACGAATAGCGCCGCGCCGAGCGCCACTATCTCGGCCTTACTCATGTGGACGAATGGTGCATAAAGGTGTAACCCGTCGGCCGCGTAGCCGTCCGTGGCGAAGCGCTCCATACGGTCAAACGCCTCAATAAACTCCGGCCGGCAATCAGGGTAAATAGGATGGTCGCCCGCATGGACGCCGGTTGCCACCAATGACGCGCCTTCAGCCACGGCAGCGGCATAGGCGATGACCAGCATGATCGCGTTCCGGTTAGGGACGACAGTGAGGCGCATATTCGGCGCAGCGTAGTGGCCTTCTGGAATAGCAATATCGTCTGTCAGTGCCGAGCCGGCCAAGAGCGGCGTTAATGATGACAGGTCTATGATGTCGTGCTGCGCCGATAGAGCACCGGCGCACTTAGCCGCATACCCTAATTCCTGCTTGTGCCGCTGGCCGTAGTCGAATGACAACAGGTGAAGGGTGTGTCCTTGCGCCGCCAGCTGATAGGCCAGCGTGACGCTATCCAGCCCGCCGCTTAGCAGCGCGATAGCCTTACTCATTATCTGCCTCGGCCGTTACTGTCAGTTGTAACCCGCCGCGCACCTGCTGAGTAAGGGTTACTCGAATACGGGCCGGAGAAAGCACCCTGTCAATATCGGCCATGATTTCAGCGGCTAGTGATTCCGCAAACTGCGCCGTATCTCTAAAGGTTTGGAGATAGAGTTTGAGGCTTTTCGATTCAACGCATAACAGGCGAGGCGAGTATTCAACCTCGATGTGGTAAAAGTCGGGTTGGTTGGTAACAGGGCAATGGGACGTAAGCTCACCGCTTGAAAACGTCACCGATTGCACAGAGGGCGCGGGGAACGTGTCTAGTGCTTTCGTTGGCGCGGAGTTGGGGCGACCTAAGTAGTTAAATTGCTGGCTCATTCTCTTGCTCCGATACAGCCGACCCCGCATACAGTTCGTTGACGGCCGCGCCCATAAACCCGAAAGAAAGAGCGAGCGCGGCATAGCGAACGTTGTTTAACCTAGGGACATGTGGCAGCGATTCACGAATCGCTGCCACATGTCCCTGCGGGTCGCAATACTGGCCCCAGCGCGAGGCGACTAACTCGACGCTGTTATTGTCCAGACTTACAACGTCATCGCCTAGCGCGGCAAGATACTCCAATTGCTTCTTCCAACTTCCTCCCAACAAGTGGACGCGCCGCCCGCGGAACACGTCAACAGATAGCGGTGTTCCGCCGTGCGAAGTGGGGACGGAGTACCCTAGCATAAACTTGGCGGGGATACGGTCAACGCAATCATACTTGGGGATGACAATCACGTTCTGCGCGTGGGCAGATAGCTCCTCAGCCCAATCGAGCACTTGCTCTAGCGGGTAGTACTCAATACCGGCCGCCGCGCATTGATTAGGCGTCATAATATCGCGTACTGTAGCGTAGCGCGGGCGGAACTTTTCGACTGCTGCTAAGTGAACAGCATGATCGTATTTTGAGTATTCGTTATCTATAAACGCCACTTCGTGACGCCCGGTCAATTCGTAGGTGTAGGGGCATAGCCGGTAGTGGGCGCTGTTGATGCCATACTTCAGCCCTGCCTGAACGGCGAGGCAGCAGGTACAGTCGGCCATCTGTAGAGTATAGATAACGTCTATAGGCAACTGGCGGGGATTGGGCCTGGCTCCTTTCTCTACGCCTGAATCGAATTGCGATTCGTTCATCGCCTCCAACTCAAACGGCTGCCACCAGTCCGACAAGTCTACCCCGGCGGCTAAGTCCAGTTGAATCACGGCCGGGTCGAAGTCGAGCGACACCTGCCCGGCGCGGTTGTCGGCGTAGGCCAGTTCTCGCGCCTGTCCTGTGGGGTCATCTAAGTCTAGGTCTTCGCGCATCACGGCGACCAGCCTATCGCCCCGCGTGCGAACAATCAGCACGTCGTCTAGCCCGATGTCGGCGGCGCTCTCCAGCGTCTTGTTGCCGGCGATCACCTTGCCGTTCTTGTCCAAGAGAATAGACCGCCCCGCCCCGAGCTTCTGTAGAGACTGGCGTATCATGTAAGCGCCGCGTTCGGTTCCCCTGTTGGCGTTGCGTTCGTCGGGTTGCAAGTCTGATAGTTTGATGGTTTCGTTCATAATGGGTTTTTGTTTCATTCTGAAACACTCGCCCCTAGTATAGCACAGCCGTTCGCTCTATGTAAATGCCCCTAGACGCCAAACGCCCGCGCCGGTTGGGGAGCGCGGGCGTCTAGGCAAAATTCGGCGGGGTTGAGCCGGGCGGCTTTCCCACCTGCGAAGGGGTGAGGTAACGCCAGTATAGCACGTTTAGAACGCCCATTCTAGTGCTATAATGTGGGGATGAAACCCGCGCCTAACCCCTTGACTTTTAGTACTAGTACGTTTATACTTGGTACTAGGTAACACACCTTTCAGGAGTAAAGCGCAGTGAAAGACAACCAGTTAATTGAACCCGTCGAAGAAGAGGATAGCGACAAGGAGCGGATCACCCCCTGGGTTTCTGCCTCTGTCGCCCAGCGTTTGCGCCGTCTCGCCCGGCGCAACAAGCGCACCGTTTCGGCCGAAGTGGAGATCGCTATCGAGCGGCATCTGACCGAAGAAGAGCCGGCCGCCATGCCGCGCCAATAAAGCCATGACTGCCAACATTTAGGCAAAATTGAGGTGAGGGTCTCGTGCAATACGACGAATTTATCACAAATAAGGCGCAATTAGGAGGCCGGTATGGATTTGAGCCTATACACATGCCGTCTTACCTGTTCCCTTTTCAGGCCGCTCTAGTCGAGTGGGCAGTGCGCAAGGGACGCGCTGCCGTCTTTGCCGATTGTGGCATGGGCAAGACGTTGATCGAGATGGTATGGGCGCAAAACGTCGCCCGGCAGACCGGCAAGCCAGTCATCATCCTGACTCCGTTGGCCGTTGCCCCGCAGTTCATCCGCGAAGCTGAGCGCTTTGGCATCGACGCCGCGCGGTCACATCGGGGAGAGATAGCCGCCGAGATAGTCATCACGAACTACGAGCGGTTGCACCTGTTTGACGCTGACCGCTTTGGCGGCGTCGTCTGTGATGAGTCTAGCATCCTCAAGAGTTTCGACGGCGTGCGCCGCAATGAGATAACCGAATTCATGCGTCGCAAGGAATACCGTCTACTCGGCACGGCCACAGCCGCCCCAAACGACTACACCGAACTCGGAACGTCCTCGGAGGCTCTTGGCTATCTGGGCTACATGGACATGCTAGGCCGTTTCTTCACCAACAAGAAACGCACGGCTCGGCAGATGCGCGGGCGCTGGCGCGACGATGAGGACGGATGGCGCTTCAAGGGCCACGCCGAGCAACAATTCTGGCGGTGGGTCGCATCATGGGCGCGCGCCTTGCGTAAGCCGTCCGATCTAGGCTTTGCCGATGACGGCTTTAACTTGCCGCCGCTGCTCATTCAGAAGCATATCGTATCCGCCCGCGCCCCGCGCCCCGGTATGCTTTTCACCTTGCCGGCCATCGGTCTCCAGGAGCAGCGCGAAGAGCGGCGGCGCACTATCCGCGAGCGCTGCGAGATGGTTGCCGAATTGGTCAACCACACCGGGCAATCCGCCGTCGTGTGGTGTCACATGAATGATGAGGGCGACATGCTACAGCGCCTCATCCCCGACGCCGAACAGGTTAGCGGCAAAGACGACGATGACGACAAAGAAGCCAAGTTCGGCCGGTTCTCGGACGGGCAAACCCGCGTCATTGTGACGAAACCCAAGATCGGCGCGTGGGGGTTGAACTGGCAGCATTGTCATCATCTGACGTTCTTCCCGTCCCACTCCTACGAACAATACTACCAGGCCGTCCGCCGTTGCTGGCGATTCGGCCAACAATGCCCCGTCACGGTTGACATCGTATCAACCGAAGGTGAGGTAGAAGTCCAAAACAGCCTACAGCGCAAGGCGGACGCCGCCGCGCAGATGTTTACCGAACTCGTCGCCCACATGAACGACAGTATTTCTATTGACCGTTCCCAGTCATATACCGCCCCTATGGAGGTTCCCCAATGGCTATCCTAGACCAGATGATTACCGACCGTTACGCGCTCTACTGTGGCGACTGCATGGAAGTCATGCCCAATTTGCCCGATGGCGCGATTCATTTCTCCGTCTATTCGCCGCCCTTCGCCGGCCTTTACCAGTACAGCAGTAGCGAGCATGACCTGAGTAATAGCCGCGACTATGGTGAATTCATGACACACTATGAGTACGTCATCCGCGAGATCCACCGCCTGACCATGCCCGGCCGTATGACCGCCGTTCACTGCATGGACGTGCCGCGCTCCAATAACGGCCGGTCGGACTCCTTTATGGACTTCCCCGGCGACATCATTCGTTTGCATGAGCGCAACGGGTGGAGCTACACCGCCCGCTATCACGTCTGGAAAGAGCCGTTGACCGTCCGCAATCGGACGATGAAGAAAGGGTTGGCCCATCAGACCATTGTCGAGGATTCGAGCCGGTGCAGCGTGGCCGCGGCCGATTATCTGCTTGTCTTTCGTCGAGACGGTGACAACCCCGTGCCCGTCGCCCACCCCGCCGGACTCAAGTCCTATGCCGGTTCCCGTCAAATGCCCGCCGATGTCCTCAAATACAAGGACTGGAATGGCCCTCAGATTGAGAACCGTTTCAGTCATTGGATATGGCGGCAGTACGCCTCAGCGTTTTGGGACGACGTGCGGCTTGACCGCGTTTTGCCCTTCCGTGAATCCCGCGACGAAGAGGACGAGAAGCACGTCCACCCGTTGCAATTAGACGTCATCGAGCGAGCCGTGGTCTTGTGGAGTAATCCTGGCGACCGCATTCTGACCCCTTTCATGGGCGTCGGCTCTGAGGTTTACGTGCCGGTGCAGTTGAATCGGTTCGGTCTCGGCATCGAACTAAAGCCAAGCTACTACCGGCAGGCGGTTAAAAACATGGCCGCTGTCGACGAAGACCAATACAACGACATGCCCCTATTCAGCCAGCCCGTCACAGAAGACGAAGAGGAGTTTGGGCTAGAGATAGCCTAAGCCCGTAACCCACAATTCTAGCGATACGGGGCAGCCGTCAGGGGCGGCCAGGAAGGAACGTATCGGTTGTGTAGAGGATTTGAGCATGACGACTTTAGTACGAGTGCCAACAGCAACCGCCCCGGCGGCCACTGTGGAACGGTATTGCGACGAATGCGGCGCGCCATTCCAGAGCAAGAACGCCGCCGCCGGTCAAGCCATGCTGGCCGGTAAGCTGCGAGTTTGCCCCGCATGCCAACGGCAGGGGGCAAGGACGACGCTCCCCTATAACGACTATCTCAAAACCGAATGGTGGCAGCAGCGCCGGGCTAAGGCGTTGACCGAGGGCGGCCACAAGTGCCGCATCTGCGCGGCCACGGCGGCGCTCGAAGTCCACCATAACACCTACGAACGACTGGGCCACGAACGCGCCGCCGACCTCGTTGTGTTGTGCCGGAAGTGCCACCAGCTATTTCACGATAGCGGCGAACTGCGCTACTAGAGGCCGCCGCTATGAGCTACGCACTACAACGCGCCGTTTGGCAGAATGGGCCGACGGAGAGGAACCAATTTAACGTGCTCCAGGCATTGGCCGATTATGCCGATGATGACGGGGGAAACATCTTCCCGTCCATCCCCACGCTGGCCGCCAAGTGCCGAATGTCCGATAGCACCGCTATCCGCGCCCTAGACGGGTTGGTTAAGGACGGTTGGATCACACGCAAGCGGCGCAAGAACGCCGTGAACACCTATCAAATCATCGTCGCCAAGCTTTCAGGATATGTCATTTTGACACAACCTGAGACGGCCGAACCGCTAGAAGATGTCAATTTGACACCACTGGATATGTCATTTTGCAACCCTGGATATGTCATTTTGACACCCGATCCTATCACTATAACCAATCACAAAGAAGAAGAAGAAGAAGAGCCCCCCTCCCCCGCCCCGCCAATCGAGCCGCCAATCGAGCCGGCAGTGGCATTGCGTGAACACTTCGTGAAGCGCACGGCCATTCAGCCCAATGACCGGACGGGCGTCTATGACCGTGACTGGCAGCAGCCGTTAGGGCAGCTTCTGGCCCTGGCCGGCGGCGACGCGGCCGCGGCCGTCGCCCTACTTGACCGCGCCCTGGCCGTGGCACGGGGCGACAACGAACGGCGCAAGACCTACACGGTATCTTGCCCGCGTTCGCTTCTGGGGATTGCCTCCAACCTGGCGGCCACTCAACAGACGGCCGCCACCGTGGCCGATGATGACACGATCTGGCAACGCGCCCTAGCGGCCGTCACCCGACGCGACTTCACCGACGAACGGCTCAAGGCGGCTATCCGCGCCATTGGTGGTACTGGACGTATCGCCAGCGCCAACGGCCATGACACAGAGACCCTAAAAAGGAGTTTAGGACATGCCTATCGAAACGTTGCCGCCGCATGACCCAGAGGCAGAGGCGGCCGTGTTGGGGTCGTTGCTAATCGACCCCGATGCTTACTACGAAGTGTCCGAGATTCTAGCGCCTGAGGCGTTCTACCATCCTAGCAACCGCTGGCTCTATGAGGCGATCCAGTCGCTTAGCGCCCGGCAGGAACCGCCCGATATTGTGGTCATTCAGGACGAGCTTATCCGCGCCGGGCGACTGGACGAGGTCGGCGGGATGTCTTACATGCTAAACCTGTTGACCGCCGTCCCCACGTCCATCAATGCGGAGTACTACGCCCGCATTGTGGCCGACAAGGCGACGCGGCGGCGATTGATTCACGCGGCCGGGCAAGTCGCTACGGCGGCCTATGATGAGGCGCAACCGATAGGCGACGTAGTGGCCGCTGCTGAGGCGGCGGTCATGGGCGCGGGGGCTGATACCGACAGAGGCGCGGTAGTCAGTGCCCGCCGATACATGACCGACTACCTGGACAACTTTCTAGCCGATGTCAATTCAACGGCCGCGCCCCGCGTCGTTACGACTGGACTAGCAGACCTTGACCGGCTGCTAGGCGGTCTCGAAGCGCCACATCAATACATGCTGGCCGGGCGCACGTCGATGGGTAAATCGTCGCTGGCTCTGGGCATTGCCCTTCACGCCGCCATGAGGCAGCACAAGCGGGTGATGATATTCAGCCTTGAGATGAGCAAAGAGCAGATCACAAACCGGCTTGTGTCGATGTTGACGCGCATTCCGGCCCAGGCGCTGAAGGCGGCGCGGCGGCGCTATTTGAGCCAGCAGCAGCAGGCGGCAGTGATGGACGCCGCCGGGCGCATTGCCGACCTACCGCTCTACTACGATTGCTCCGAGGGGTTGCGGCCCTCAGACGTGCGCGGGCGGGCGTCGCGTATCGCGGCGGCGCATGGGTTAGACCTCATCATCGTTGACCATATGCACATCATGACCGCCGACAACCCGACAGGGAATAACGTCAAGGACTTGGGCAGCATCGCGCTGTCACTGGCAAACCTTTACAAACACCTTGACGTGGCCGGGCTGACACTGGCTCAACTGAATCGGGGCGTAGACGCCCGCGCCATTAAGCGGCCGATGTTGAGTGACCTCAGAGAATCCGGTCAAATCGAAGAAAACGCTTACGCCGTGCTATTCGTCCACCGTGAAAGCTACTATGACGATACCGCCCCCAGTGGCACGGCCGAGGCCATTGTCGCCAAGAACCGTGACGGGGCGACCGGCTCCGTCGGGCTTTACTGGAATGCAGAGCTATCCATGTTTGGCAACGCCGCCCAGGTGAATCTATGACCACTTCCCCCACCCCACCCCATGACCTACGCTCCAATGACGACGCCGGCATCGCCGGGACGATTCACGAATGCGACCCGGCGGCCGTCGCCCGGCTCAAGGCGCTCATGGCTCAACAGCAGCCGCCGCGCTGGCAAGAGGCGCGACGACGCCAGTACAACGGCAGTCAGATTGTCGCCAATTTGCAACGCAGTGCCATTACCCACGCCGACCGCGTGCGGCTCGTCCTGAGTGACGAACAAATGACCGATGTCGAGCAACGCCGCGCCAATGGCGAGACGTGGGCCGGTATCGCCCGCGCTATGGGCTTAGTCCATACAACCCTCATGCTGGCCTACGCCCGGCAGACGCACGCCGGGCAGCAGGCCGCCAAACAACAGGAGAAACCGCAATGAGTAACCAACCGTTGCGCTATCTGTCGCTATTCAGCGGCATCGGCGGGATGGATTTAGGATTTGATAGGGCCGGAATGGTGTGCGCCGGGCAGGTAGAGATAGATGACTATTGCCGCCGCGTGCTGGCGCGGCACTGGCCGGACGTGCCGCGCATGAATGATGTGAGAGAGGTGCATGGTGACGAGTTTGGAGCAGTTGACCTTATTTGCGGCGGATTCCCTTGCCAGCCTCACAGTGTTGCCGGGCAGCAACGCGGCGCGGCAGATGACCGCAACCTCTGGCCGGAAATGCGCCGCCTTGTTGCCGCCATCCGGCCCGCTTGGGTTGTTGGTGAAAATGTGCCTGGAATCCGATCAACTATCCTCGACGAGGTGGTATCTGACCTGGAAGGCAAAGACTACGAAGTCGGGATACTTGATTTTCCAGCTTGCGGCCTCCAGGCGTGGCACATCCGCGCCCGGATATACATCATCGCCTACCTACCCCACAGTCGCCGCGTCGGACTGGAAGGGGCGCAGCGGCAAGGGGCACATTGCCCGGCACGGCAACAAGAGGCTTTCGGACGCCATCTGCTATCCGACCGTGACGGCATCGGACGCGAGCGGTGGGCCGGGCAGCCAGGGGAGAGCGGGCGGCGACAACCTGAGGACCGTGATTGGTGGGCAGCTGAACCCGGAGTGGGTCGAGTGGTTCATGGGCTTCCCCATCGGATGGACAGAATTAAAGGACTAGGCAATGCCGTTGTCCCACAAGTTGCCGAGTGGCTGGGGCGGCACATCGTGGCCGCTGAAATGGAGGTAAACCCGCAATGACCGTAAACGCAGTAATCGCCGCAATTGTGTTCCTCATCTGCATCGCCGCGCTGGCCGTCCTGTGGGCCAATGGCATTGCCGACGAACCGCCCGCAACGGCCGCCGAGCGCAAGTACTGGCCGGGCGACGTGGTAGAGGATGATGGTGAATACCATGACTGAGACACGACCCGTCTACCACGCCGACCTAGCCGCCCTGGCGACCGAACGTCGCCGGGCGCTCGTCTACGCCGCGCTCAACGACGCGGGCGCGGCTGAGGCCGGGCTATTGCGCCTCGTGGCTGAGGTTGCCCGGCTGCGCGACCTCTTGGCACTGGGCACGCTAGACGACGATGCGCTCTACGCCGTGCGGCGGCAGTTGGGCGACTACCGGCAGTGCGCTGAGGCGTTGGGGGTGAATCTGCCGTGAATAACTGGCGCATAGAGACGGGCGACGCTTTGCGGCTTATCCCGTCACTTGAGGGCGGCGCGGTTAACCTTGTCGTTACGTCGCCGCCCTACCCCGGCCAGATGGGCAACGGGCAAACGGTAGGCACGTGGCTGGAATGGCTAACCGCTATCACCGCCGCGCTGCTGCCCAAGTTGGCCCCGGCGGCCGTCGTGGCTCTTAACGTGACATTCAAGCGCACCGACGCGGGATGGTTTGACACTCGTCTTTTTACCGCCATTCCCGCTATCCTGGAGGCTGCCGGGCTGCGCTGCCATGACACCTACATTTGGCACAAGACGAACGGAGCGCAAAACGGGCCACTGGCCTATGCCGACGCGCCCGGCTATGAGGTCGTCTACGCTTATACCAATGCCGAGCGGCCCGGTAACGTGACGTTCAATCCTCAGCGCAAGCCCTACGCCGCCAAGAGCATCAGCAGCAGCGGTGCGGCCCGCATCGGCTACGGGCGCACGAAAGAACCAAACGGCGACGGGGCGCGGCAAACGAACGTCCTAAGCCTCGCCACGCACGCCAGTGACGGCAACCGGCCGCGGGCGCGGGGCGTGTCATTCCCGCTGGAATTGCCGCGCCGATTCATCCGGCAGTACACCCGCCCCGGCGATCTGGTACTGGACTTCTGCGCGGGCGTCGGGACAACCGGCCGCGCCGCGCTGGAATTGGGACGGCGATTCATCGGCTTCGAGCTTGACGCAGAAGAAGCCGAACGGGCGCGGCAGTGGCTGGCCGCCGCGCCGACGCCACTATTGTCAGTAACGGAGTAACCCATGAGCAAGACGATTGACTTCCCCGACCTTGACGCCGCCATCGACGCCGAGGCGTGGCAGTGGCTACAGGAGGCCGCGCCCGTCTACGCCGATGCGGTCACAGCCGAGGTGCGACGCGGCCACGAGCCGGGCGACATCCGGCGGCGATTCATGCGCCTGACGCAACGCCCCGCGTTGGCCCTGAGGCTAGAGCAAGCCGCTCGCCACTTGCGGCGGCAACGACAGGAGGCGGGGCAGTGACCAACGACGATGAATACCTTGAAAATTGCCGCAATTGTGACAGTACCAAGATATACCAAATGGAGGGAACCGCCCTTTTTGTTGGCGGTAACGAATACTGGGTAATGTGCTTTGATTGCGCCGCTGCGGGTGAATCGTCGTACGATTTCGGCATCAAAGAGGACGCCGAAGAATGCCGTTTTGTAGCGCGAGAATTTTGGAATTCTCACGGCTGGACTAGCAAGCGTTCCTCGATTGTCGCGCTGTTCTCGCAGGGGGAAGAATGACACGCTACGCGGCAAAGGTAGACAACAATCAGCCCGCTATCGTCGCCCAGTTGCGCGGCGCGGGCTTCCACGTTTGGCCGACGCATCGACTGGGCGCGGGCTTCCCCGATATTGTTGTCACCGGCCGCCGCCTACCATCCGGCGACGTGGCCGCGCTGCTGGTCGAAGTGAAAGACGGCCGCGGGCAATTGACGGCCGATGAACGGGAATGGCACGCCGCCTATCCTGACGGCGGGCCGCTGATTGTGGCGCGATGCGCTGAGGATGTACTAGCGTGGTTCGGGCGGGCCGCGTGACGGGGTTATGCGTCGGGCGGGGTGGCGTCGGCGGACGGCGGCACAAGCAGCACCCTCAGCGCGTCCAGTGTGGCGGCCGGGTTGGCGCGGTAGGCAGTGGCGAGAGATTCCAGCATATCAGGAACCGACGGTTTACCAGTGTAGAGACTTGGCGCAATGACAATGAACCCCAGCCCGGCGGCTAGGTCGGTGAGGGCGTCTCTAGCATCCTCAGACAGTACCGGACGAAAGCTCTTGATTCCTGATTTATTGCTCTTGGGTGACATATGTACAGTGTAATCAGGAATTGGTCAAAAGTCAATGTACATACCCTATTGACAAGTATGTACATACCTGCTACAATATGTACATAGTTAGGAATTGAGACAGAGAGACGGAGACAGAGAGATGACAACCCTTTACGCAATCAACAAGACAACGGCAGCCGGCACTCGGAATTGGATGGGCAAGGTTATTGGCCGGTATTCCACCGAGGGCGACATGATGGACGAGCTGACCGAGTATGGCGAGATGGCTAAGGCCGACGGCTATAAGGTCGAATTCCTGACCGAGTACAGCTTTGTGGCCCGGTGCGGGCGCGAGACGAAGGTCTACACGGCCTACAGCTACACGGAAGGCAAGTAACCCCCCACCCCAACAACCGGCCCGGCCAGTGCCACTAACACTAGCCGGGCCACAGTCACCCACAGGAGACAGCGAGATGGTACACAGTAACGGCAAGAACGGCAAGAGCGAAGACAAGGCGCGGGCATTGGTCACTACCGGGCGTGTTCGGTTGACGGACGGCGGCGCAAGCGTAACCAATGCTGAGGGGTTTGTCTACCGGGTTGACTTCGACCTCGGCGGCAACGGCCCCCACTGCCAATGCAAGGGGTTTGAGTTTACCGGATGGTGCAAGCACCTGACGGCCGCTTACATGGTGGCGGGCGAGACGAAGGGCAAGCCGGAAGACGAAGAGCCGACTGACGACGAATGGATCGCCATGCAAGAAGACGAAGACCGCGCCCGCGAGTACATCCTCGACGCCGGGTTGGACTATGGCGACCTGGGCAGCGCGGCTTACGCGCTGGGGTGGTAGGTGATGACAATGACGACCTTTATCATCACCGCCCTTGTCCTGCTACTCATTGTCCTGTTGTGCTGGTTTGCCATGATGCGGACGGAGTAGCCATGACCGACATGACCGAACGCACATTCTATCAAGACCTGGACAACGACGCGGCGTCCGACTGGACGTCCGTCGCCAGTGGCCTTAACGACGTTGACCGGGCTTGGACGATGGCGACGCACTTGTGCAAGATGCACCGCTATCACCTGCAATCGTATCTCGGATGGGGCAAAGCCTACGGGCGCGGCCTCGTCACTGAGAATGAGTTGAACCGCTATCTGACCTGTTACCAACAAGCCGACGCACTGGGCATTAGCTGGCGTGCGTGGATGTTGAGCTAGAGAGGTAATCATGTTTGCACCGGCAGTTAAGACTGAGAGTAAGCTACGCCTCGCCTTCACC